GTCACATGTTTTACACTATCATTTTAAAGGTGATAGTGGTATGGTGGATGAGTGCATTGCCAACCTTTTTGGTGATGATGACCTCATGTCGATTCCCGCTTATCCGGATTTCGACGAGTTTTCTGATATCGAGGAGAGTTTCAAACATGTTTTCAAAATGTATGGAATGACCCTTGATCCATTTCGCATAACCGATGATATTATCGGTTGTGAGTTTTTGGGTTTCAAAATTGGATACTGGGATGGATTCTATGTTCCGGTTTATGACCAATCTCGCCTCCTTGCGAGTTTCATTTATGATATTGATGCTAAGGGCAATGTTGGGGCAGCTTGCTCCAAAGCCTGGACTCTCACTATTATGAGTGCTGCGGGTGATGAAACTGTCTTTGACTTCATGTGTCTCGCATTGGAGAGGTATTGTCTTGCTCTTAAAGACGAAACCGATCCCACTGTTCAGGCTTACATTAGCCTCGGAGTTCCCACTCGTGAAGAATGCTTTTCATTCTACACTGGTGCAGAATTTTCTCGTTTTGACGCCTTATTCATGCAGGAGGTGGATGGAATAAATTATGATTATGACGTCTAGAGTAACGAGATCCGAAAAAATCCTACAGAGATTAACAACTGTAGGTCTCACCCCTCATGGTGCTGATTTCCTTGTCGCTGCATTAGATCCGATGCACGACACCCAACTTAAGGAGCTTGCTGGCTGGCCCGATTTAGAAACAGCTAGTAGCGTTAATCTTGTGGTTAAGCAGTCTTTGACTGTTTCAAACCCCTCTGCGCTTCCAAATCCCCCAAATTGGGATGTTCATATCATACAATGGCCTTGGGTCAATGGTATGCAATTTATTGGTGGTACCCGTGTTAACAATTATGTTTCTGTTGGCACTGCTATTACCGCTGCTGGGACTATTGGTCTTGGTAGTCTGTGTGTTTGGATCGTTCCCACTGGAACACCTCTTAACCTCAGTATTCCTCCTAATTATGTTCTTAACCTCCCTACTGCGTATAGCACGGGGGGCCTTCGTATTATTGGGAGCGGATTTGAGGTCATTAACACGACTGCTCAAATTTACCGGCAGGGACAGTTAGCCGTTTGGAGGCAACCCAACGGATCAATGTCCAAAACCCACTTTTCCACTACTTATGGAAATGCTGGTGGTGGTGCTGCTTCACGCATCACCATTGATGCTCAATGCATCAGTTGCCCACCACTTGATCTCGCTTCTGCCATGCTTGTTCCTGGAACTAGACAGTGGCGCGCTTCAGATGGTGCTTATGTGGTATCCCCACATATTAGTGCGGAAAATCCTCAACTTCTTGTTGAGTATGTTGGTCCTGTTATCAGCACTTTGGCTACTGCCGATTCCACACTAAATGTCCCTTCCATTCCTACAGGGCTTCCCGTTGCTAACAATGGGGGTTTCGTCCTTTTCCCCGTTCAGGGTAATGGGCTTATTGGTGGAGACTATTTCTCTCAGGGTTGTAGGGTTTTCCCTATTCATCAGACCGGTTGTATTATGACTGGTTTGTCCCCTCAGACTACGTTCACACTCACTTGGAATTGCTATGTAGAGCGATTTCCAACAGTTGCAGAGCCTGAAATACTTGCTCTTGCGACTCCTAGTGCATCTTATGATGAGATGGCTATGCGACTGTATTCAGCTGCTCTTTTATCCCTTCCTGTCGGTGTTCCTGCTGGCGAGAATGGTTTGGGTGACTGGTTTGCAGGAGTTGTGAACAAATTTACTGACTGGTTAACTCCGGTGGCTAAGGCTGCTGGTTTTAGGACTGTTTCCGGGTTGTCAAAACTCGCTGGTCAGGCTTCCCGTGCCTATATGGCACCTCCTTCTCCTCAATCTGCTCCGGCTCCCGTTCGGGAGCGTAGGGAACCTCGGCGTCCAAGGGAACCGCTGGCGATCATGCCCGCGGCTCCTGTAGGTGGATCCGTTGTGAACTACACCACTTTAGCTAAGGCTATCGAGGCGGACAAGAGAAAGAAGAAGAAAAAGAAGAAGAAGTGATTTTTCTTCAACGCCTGCTAGGGCTGCATGAGTACTAGCTAAGCCATGTTGTGGCTCGTGAAAAATTACAAAGGCTATCGAGGCGGACAAGAGAAAGAAGAAGAAAAAGAAGAAGAAGTGATTTTTCTTCAACGCCTGCTAGGGCTGCATGAGTACTAGCTAAGCCAT